GTCGTCGGTAAGTTACCGGTGGCGAGCGCCTGGCGAACCATATGAGCGGTGTCGGGCGGGGTGGAGCCTACCGGCGGAGCCATCGGCGCCTGCGGACGCTGGGCCCCCAGGCCTCCGCCCTGTCCCGGCGCCATCCCCATCATCGGCGAGGCTGGCCCCGGCTTGGGCTGCTGCGGCCCCTGCACGCCGGTCGCCGGCTGCTGCGGGGATGTAGGCGGCGGCAGATCGCCGATCAGTCCCAGGTTAGGCTGGTCGGGCTGCATCGCCGCGCGTAATTCGTCGAGCGATGGCACTGGCGTGCCGAACTGGGCGCCGATCTTCCAGAGCTCCACCCATGCGTCCAGCGCCGCCTTGTCGCGCTCGCGATCGTCGTCCGACAGGGCCTTACTACGATCGGTCTGCGCCTTGGCACGATCCGTCTCCAGATCCGCGGCGGTCTTCTGCTGCTGCACCATGGCCAGCACCTGCTCCGGGGTTGGCCCCTGGTTGGGCGGTGGCGGCTGCCAGTCGTCGGGCAGTTCTTTGAAGTAGTTGCTAACGTCGGCGATGTTCGCGGTCTCCAGCATGCGCGCCAGCGTGTTGCGATATTCGGGCACGCCGACCAGCGGGTTGTGCAGGCCGTAGTTGGTGATGATCTGTTCCTGCTTGCCGGCGATCTGGGCGAGCATGGCCAATCTCTCCATCGGCATGCCTTTGCCGCCGACCTCGACCGCGGCTTCCCACATCGTGCCCAGCGCTCTGGGATCGATCGATATCCACTCGCCCCGGATGCGGATCACGTTGGGCCGGTCCTGCTGCTTGGCGAGCATGCGCAGCAGACCGCTGTATAGCGGCGCCAGCCCGGTCTCGGCCAAGGTCCGCGCCATCATGTCGAGGCGGTCCTGCGCGGCACTGGTCTGCTGCGACACGGCGATCGGCGCGGTGCTCTGGAGCTCGTCGACGGTGAGGCCCTGGGAGGCGCGGGTGATGCCGGTGCGGCTCTCCCTGACGCCCTCCAGCAACTGCATGATCGGCAGCGCCGCTGCCCCGGCGAACGGCTTCACGAGCTCCTGCACGGCGCCCTGCTGTGCAACGCGGATAATGCTGCCGATAGCGGTCTGGCGCACGTCGCTCATGTTCACCTGACCGAGGGTGATCACCGTCCTCGGGTACATCGCCTGACCAAGGCTATCGAGCGTCGCTCGCATGACGCGGGACTGCAGGCGTTGCAGGTCCATCACCATGTCGGACACGGACGACCCGATGATCCGCCCCGGTTCGCGATACGGGGTGAAGCACGACAAGGGGATCTCGTCGGTGCGCTCCCACTGCACCAGCCGGCAGTCGTCACCGAGGCTGTGCGTGTGCAACAGTTCCGCTTTGTGGTCGTTGTCGGCGTCGCACCTGATCCAGCCCTCGATATAGCGGATCATGCCCATGGAGCGGTCGTTGGGTGGCCCGCCGTGCATGTGGTGCCCCGACGCACTGTCCCTGGCGATCGCCTCGCGCCGCCACTGCGTCGTGGGCGCGGAACCACCAGCCCGCAGCACCGCGTGCTCATCCAACCCCATCTCGATCAGGTCCGAGGCGCTCACATTTCTGACGTGGAACACACCGCGCGCTTCCTTGACGGTGGACGCGTCGGACACCACCCACACACATTCGGACGGCACAGATTCCACGATCGGCCACGCCTGCTGCACGCTGCGTGTGATGGTGGCGCTCCAGTATTCCGGTGGCCCGCCTTGGCCCAGATACATCTGGCCCTCGGGCGTCTTGGCCATCGCTTCCTGCTCGGCCTTGGTCATCGGACGCCTGACGATGCGCTGGGCCTCGATGCCCGGCTCGGCGAGCAGCATCTGCAGTTGCGGCAGGATGAGGCCCTCGGCCACCTCGGTGCGGATCTGCTGTTTCTTGCCCCATGACCAACGCACCCATCCCGCCTTGCGGGTGAGCGCATCGAGCAGCGCATCGTGCAGGATCGACCAGCCGGGGTTGGCCACAAACAGCGCCCAGCGGGCATAATCTGTTGCCTGACGAGACAGCATCGTCGCAAGTTTGTCGTTGCCGGATATCTCGCTGCTGATCGGCTCGAAATGCACCGGGTCCTCGACGCCCGTGAACACGCGCAGCAGGCTCGGGAGGGTGCTCCTGATGGTGTCTCTGACGACTGTCATCACTAGCTGCGATCGGCCCTTCAGCGCCGGCTCGTCGCCGAAGCCCTTGCCGTTGTAATACTCCGATGCCGTAACCCGCTGGTTGCTCAGTTCCTCGTTATAGTTTCGCGCGATACCAAAGTAGTATCGGTTGATCTCGCTGATCTCATCGTCCTCCTTGCCGAGGCGCTGGTAGACGATCTCCTGCACCCACGGGGTCGAGGATGGCTGCACACTCGGGCGCAGGCCCAGCGCATAAGGCCGGATCTCCGGTGGCAGGTCGTCGGTCGGGTCGTCTGGGATGTCCTCGTCCTTGCGCCTGGGCAGCAAGGTGGCGATGACCTGATGATCGGTGGGCCGCTGGCCCATCGGTCGCACCAGCCCCTCGATCGGTGGCAGCGGCGGCGCGCCATAGCTCTGCGTGTTGGGCGCCAGCAGGCCCTGTTGCGGCGGGTTCATGCCTTGCTGGCCCACCTGCGGCGCCATCGGGTTGATGCCCTGGCGCAGACCGGGTGGTATCGCGGGTGGTATCACGCCGCTCATTAAATGCGCCCCATCAGCAAGAGGATCAGCAACACGAGGATGACCAGCCCGAAGATACCGATGCCCGGCCCGTAATATGGGCTGCTGCCGTAGTAGCCGCCGCGGTAGCCGTAGAACCCGCCGAACAGCACCAGCAGCAGGACCACGATCAGGATGATTGCGAGCGGGCTCATTGTGTCTTGCTCCCCTGCGCGCCTGTGCCCGCATCAGTCACCGGCATGTGGCACCAGCACGACGTGTTGCACGCCGTTCGATCTCTCTTGTATCGATTCAACCTTGAACTTGGAGCCTCTTGGCAACAGCACCTCGTGCTGCGGCCCACCTAGCTCGGCTTCTGCAACCGGATCAGTTTCCAGATGCATGGCAGACCGCCCACGCGGGACGCGCATCTCCATGAATACTGGCGTCTCACCGCGCTGATAGTCCTCGATAAAGCGCTCGGCAACATCCTTGCGTGCCGAGGTCGAGACATATCCTGGAGAGCCTTCAATAATGCTGCCAGGCTTGTAGCTCTTCTCGAATATCTCGGTCGGGATCGCGACCCCTCGATAAAGGGTCGCATTGTCCGCCAGTTCGCTCTTGCCGATCGCCGCGTCTATCAGCTTGCGCGTTGGCTCGGCCTCTGGTGTGCCGTGGACGTTGTTCCAATAAAGCGCTGCTTCCCCGTATTTCGCCACCGCATCGCGCTCGGCTGCTGTCAGATTGTCCGAAGCCTTCAGCCTGTATGGGTCGAGCTGAAACCGCGCTCCTGGCGCCGCGGTGCCCATCAGCAGCGCGTTGGCCGTCTGCTGCGCCGCAGATAGCAGGCCCTTGCCGGTCGGCAGGCCCGTCTCGTCGTTCCACAGACCCATGTCGCTCGACCGCTGCCGCTCGCGCTTTATGTAGTCGGTGACGTTGTTGTAGAGCCCGGCCAGCGCATCACGCTGCTCCACCGGTCGGTCGGCGTTGGGCGGGCTGATGTCCAGCACCTGCGCGGCGGGGATGCCCAGCAGGCTGCGCTGCTGCTCCTCGTCGCCGATGCCGAGGATGTTAAGCGCCGCCATAGGGCAGGTCCTGCTGGCTTATGCCTCCGGTCACCCCGGCAGGACGGTCGGGGCATGCGGCGTCGGTGGCGGCGCTCATGATGGCGGCGACGATGCTTGGCGGCATGCCGCTTTCCAGCAGCCTGTGACGCAGCCTGAGCCGGTCAGCGCCCGCCTGGAGGCGACGGGTGATGTGTTCGACCAAGTCTGTCTTGCTCGCCTGGGCGCGCACGTTGGCGGCAACCACCTGCTCCGCTGCCTTGGCCCGTGCCGTCAGCAAAAAACCCAAGCGCTGGTCGTCGCTGGTGGCGGTGATTCTTTCAATGTGAATCAGATCCATCGATGTGCTACCTCAACGTTGGCCAGGAAGGGCTCGGCTCGACCGGGTAAGGCCGGGCATGGCAAGGCTTGACGTGGCAGGCATGGCACAGAGGGGATGGTTCGCCATCCCCTCATTCCATTCCGGCAATCGGTGGCATCACAGGCATGGTGTCGAACATCCAGCTTTGATTCGCGCTTGTGACCATGAGCCCCTGTTGCGCTAGCGTTAACATCAGCGCGTCGGCACTGTCGCATGATGGCAAGCCTCTGCGCCTCATCGACTCTTTCGACTCAATTTGCAGCTTGCCCGTAGATGAGAACGTATAGCGAGCGCTCACCAGGTCGTCCCGCATCTGGTCGTCTCTGGGCAGGCGCACGGTACGGGTGGCCAGCCACTCACGCATGCGGCTCCAAAGCTCATCTCTCAGCCGCATAAAATTCATTGCGTTGGCTGGTGACTCGCTGACATTAATCCCAAGCACCGGCAAGCCCTGCTCTTGCAGCCGGTCCACCACACCAGCGCCAATGCCAATTGAGTCGATCGCGATCAGTGATGGTCGTGAGGCCTGCGCTAGATCGAACTCATGCTTTACCGCCCCAGCCAGCACCATCAAATCGATATTCCTCCACCTACGAGGCGGTTCCGTTACGCAACTACCCTGCCGCTTGATCAGCACTGAGGCGTCGGCGCCGAACCGCGCGCAGTCGAGACCCCAGATGATCGGCGCCCCGGTGTCCAGCACTGTGTCACGATTCATCGCGCTATCGACCAACTCGCCGGGAATAAACACGGCGTCGGAGCCAGAGGGGAACTGGCCCAGCACTCTGACCCGGTAAGCGTTACTCTCGGGACCGTAGCGCTCGGACATCTCGGTGATGTAGTCGGGCGACACGCGCGTGCTCTCGGCACTGGACACCGTCATGCAGCGCCAGCGGTCGCGCTCCAGCGTGTGAGTGCGCCAGAAGAAGCCCGAGTCTCGTGTGGGATTGCCGATCAGCAGCGTGATTGCACCGGAGGAGGACATGCTGCCAGACGCGGCCTCGTAGACCTTCTCGTCGATGCCGGATGCCTCATCGGCGACGAGTAAGATGTTCCGAGAGTGCAATCCTGCCATCGCCTCGGGCGTTTCAGGCCTCGAGGTCCTGGCGGTGACGAAGCACTCCTTGTCCGATTTGAGGGTGATGTGGTCTGTGGTCACGTCCCACAGCGCCTGCCACTGCTCGGGCATGCGGCCCATCCACTTGAGGAGCTCGGGCCAGAGCACGTCGAACAGCTGCGGCGCCGATGGCGCAGTAAGCGCGCACTTAAAGGGAGCGCGGGTGCAGATGAACCACAGCACCACCCACGCGGCCAAGCAGCTCTTTCCGACACCGTGACCACTTTTGATGCTGTGCCGGGTGAAGCCCTTGGCGAAGCCACGCAGGGCCTCGATCTGCCACGCGTCGGGCTCCTGCAGGAGCACCTCACGCACGAAGGCGATCGGGGCACGGTTGTAGCGCTGGAGCGCGAAGTCGAAGGCGGAAAAATCGGGCGGCTTATCGTTGGGGGACGAGCCGCCCGCAGGTTGTTCGTTGGTGATTGACGGCTCGTCAGGTAGCAGATGCAGGCTCATCTCGCCAGCGTGCCATAATCACGCACGCGCACGTACACGATCAGCGACCACGGGATATCCAGATCGTGCGCAATGCTGTGGTCAGAGTGGCCGTGGATGTAGCGCCCGTGCTCCCAGTCGTACAACCAGTCCAGCCGGGCGCGGATCGCCCGCTTCTGCTCATACGTGAGCTCGGCGTACCGCACCTCCGGGGTGAACGGCATCGTCATCATCGACATAGCGGGTGGCTCCCCCTGTGGGTAACATGCCACTACCGGCGGATTCTCGCCAACTGGAACGCCAATGCCCAAGCCCACGGACGATCCACAGCTGGAACAGCGCGTCGCTGCGCTGGAACAACATGCCGGCGCCACCGATGCGGCGATCGCCGATCTGGACGCCCGCGTGCTGGCACTGGAGAACGCGGTCACCACGCCCACGCCAAAGCCACCGGGCGGCATCATAGACAATACCCTGCCAGAGCCAGAGCCCCCGATCGAACCGGAGCCAGAACCTGAGCCGGGCGAGGGGCTGGCTGTCGTCATCCGCGCCGCATCCGGCGAGACCGTCTACGAGCAGGCCGGGGCCGAGAACCTGGGGGACTACGTCGACCCGGATGGCGCCTTCGTGCA